TAAAGAACGAGGGCAATCCAGGGCTGACAAATAAGCCTCAATTGCCGAGGAAGTTAATCCCTCGGGAACGCGGTAGCTCGTGATTCCTTTATGGAATCGACCGCCATACTTCTTAGAAGACATGGCAACCTCCAGGAGTGAATGCTACAGCGTATACAAGCCGATGAAATGGCTAGTACACGTTCTCGAAGGTCGTCACTGCAACTTCCAGAGGTGAACCCGTTGAGTCAGTGGGTGCACCATCTGATGCATTGACGGTCCGAGCGAATAACGAAGCCACTCGCGCGAACAGCGTTTGCCGTTCGAGCAAAGTGGAACGTTCCGGTAGCATGAACTCCAGGACACACGTGCAGTCATACGCTTTCGTCGGCGCCGGCTGAATACCGGTCATCGTCGAGGCGCTGGTCTGCTCGAGTGTCGGGAGGACGAGCTTTGCTACCACCTTGTACACCCGGCTCGCCTTGGTAGGCGGACGGAGGGACATGGTGAAGCGTGGATATCCGATGGCGATTCCGCCAGACCGGTCCACATAAGCCGCGATCCCCTGGGGAAGAATTCCTTCGGGGTTCATGGTTGAATCGACACCAACGGTTGCACTGGTCGTTAAACGAGCCAGGGCATGATCGATGATGCCGGACAGCTTCAAAGCCGCAATAGCGGACATTTTGAATACTCCAAGTTCAACATGAAGACCGTTACCTCACCTACCTATGAAAGTTAGCTACAAGTAGAGCAATCCCGTTGAGGGCATGGGTAACACTGCTAAGCGGATTCTGAAGGGAAGGAACAGACATAATCGGGAAAGACGAAAGTCTTAACCGAGTTAGTTCTGTGATTTCCTTTTTGAATTGCGCATGCTGTATTATCTGGCCCGCAGGATTTCCTACGTTCACACCTTCATAGTTAACGGCAGAGTTCATCCAGTGTTTTGTAAACAGAGTTTCTGATCCATCCAAAAAGGCACATCCATCCCAGGCTGACATAGCCGAAAGATAGGGGCCAATAGGGATGAACCAGTCTGCTACAAAGCTGAATGGGAGAACCTCCCAAACGAGGTTGATGGGATTTGTGAAACCAGTTTGCGCAAGAAAGGACGTGAGGGGAGATTCGACCTTAAACCTACACGAAAACTTAACATCAGTCGTAGCTCGGACCATATGTTGGCCCTTGTTATTCCCGATGGTAGGAGACGTGTAAGTTTGAAAGGAAACGAACTTCTGAACCTCATACCTCCCTTTCGCTGTAACCGAACGGACGTTAGCATCTCCAAAATGTAAATTGGAGAGGTTTTTTAGCAACCCTTCGATGTCCATAAGCAAAGGTTTCCAACCGTACTGAAGCTCTAGCCAATTTTCGGCCAGATTCTTATGTGCGGAAGGACGACCAGTGCGTATGCCACCTCGTCGGGCGCTACGTCCAGCTCCGAGGGCCCCAATTGCCCCAGGTATGTTTCCACGCCTGAGATGATTGACGGCTCTAACCAATTTCTCCGCAGTTCCACTGAGGAGTTCGGTTATTTGGCTGAATTGAACGAAGTCTTGGGCAAGGTTTGCTTCAATGCCCAATTCTGCTTTCTCAATCAGCTTCCTTAGAGCTTTATTACGAGCAACAGGTATAGTAATATACCCGTACTCGTCCGGTTGCGGTAGGTCATCGTACCAAAGCCTAATATTAAGACTACCGGCGGTCCCATCATTACGATAGGACCTATAGTAGTTAATATTATTGCTTATAACTTGAACCTTGGCAGTATGCGGATTAACCGGTAACTGTCGTGGTTTAAGTCTTCCAAAGTTCGGCGTACGGGATCCCGTCCATTCTCGGTAATAAATTACCTTAGATCTGGGCGTAATCACGGTTGAAATCGGTCCGGAGTCAGTCCATGTCTCAAACACTTCTGTGAATGAGGTCACGCACGATTCAGGATTCGGTCTCAATGAAGTCGATCTTGGGAAGGCACTCCTACCCGCTGCTGGAGGGTTTCGAAGCCTCCTAGCAACATCGACGCGTGCTCTTTGCACAACGTCGTGGTATCGCCGTTCGTTACCGTTTACCCGAATATTCGACCTACCACTTTGACTAACGGTAGTAATCGAAGACCCGGGCACCCGGTGACTTACGGTCCGAGATTCAGCTCCACGAAATCTCGTATAAGTGAGATACGTACGAAGTCTTTCACCTGCTCGGATGTAATGCCGGATAGAGAGATCAAGACTCTTAAGATCGCTAGATCGAAAGGTTCCTGACCTCCATATAACGCCATTACCCGAGCTAAGGAAAACTTCAACGTATTCTTCCGAATACGAAAATCGCAAATCTAAGCCTCGTTGGCTCAGCAAAGCCCGATACTCTGGATGCGCGACGGTATAGGGAGAAATGGTAGTTACAGGCACCGAAAGGCACCTATAAATGTCCATTCTCCTATCTCAGCGCTGCTGAGACCCTCTAAGACTGTATCGAACATGCTCAGGATGTAAACAAGGACCCACGCTAGATCTCCTAAAGTTACCCCAAAATACAAGAGGTAATCAAGGAGATTCTTGAGTGTTTCCATAGTTGCACCTAAGTATTAGTTCGGCAGTTGATTAGAGGGGTCCCCGATAATCGGGGCAGAGTATATCCCGCAGAAATAACTTAAAGGGAAGTACCTGAGGAGAAGGGACAAACCTCCTCAGGCCCTACCTTCTTGTTATTTCAACTTATTCCGGCGGTAGGTGTGCCAGGTCTTTCAAAACCGTGACAGCTGCTCCGAGTTCCTCATCGGATAAGCCAGTGGTATCAGCGCGAAGTACATCCGTCGAAATACCGTGCTTTCGCACGGCAATCTTCAGATATGCATCGAACTGTGCCAAAAGCATATTCCGATAGAACCCTGAGCGGCCGCCATTGGGCTTGTTAGCCATGGTAG